AACAGTAAATAGTTTAATAAACTCCGTCACCTGGATGACTGCCGACCAGGCCCTGGACATGGGCTTTATTGACCAGGTAGAGGATTATAGCCTGGATATTACCAACAGCGCCCTCATTAAAAAATACACCAGCACCGCCCCTGCGGTTTACCAGCGACGCATTAACAAAATCTTAAACAATAAAAACAACATGAACATCGAAAACAAAGAACTTATCGAGAAAACCACGTCGGTTTTGGATAAGATTATGAACTTCTTCAAAAAAGTGGTAAACAAGCAAACCATTACCGACAAAGGCACCCTGCACCACGTCGGCGAAATTGGCGAAGGCACCGAAGTGTACAACGACGACGACATGAGCAGCCCCGCCCCTACCGACACCTACACCACCGCCGATGGTAAAAAGATTGACGTTAAAGAAGGCCAGGTGCAGAAAGTAGCCCCCGCACCAGATACCGACCCGGAGGCCGAAGATGAGGACGATGATGTACCAACAAGCAAGTTAAATCCGGCAAAAAAAGCTACCGAAATTCAAAACCGCCTGCAACAACTAAAAGCACGGCTACACGCTCAAAATGCGCTGTTAACCGAAGCCCGCACAGCACTTGAAGAAGCAAGCAACCGCCTGCAAAAAACCCGTACCGAGGTTAAAAACGAAATAAAATCAACCTACAGCCCCGAAGGCTCCAAACGCAGCAACAAAGCAAAAACCGAAACCACACCATTCTTCTCTCCGCAAAGCGAGTTGGCTAAGAATGCGGTGAAAAAAGCAATTTCTAAGTAGTATCAATGTGTAGTATCAAGTCGCAAGTATCAAGTATCAAGACTGCTGCACGAGATTTTTAAATCCGAAAGTCTTTTGTCCGAAAGTCCGAAAGTCAAAAATCTTGATACTTGATACTAACTACTTGATACAATTCCCAAATCAACAATAGAACTCCCAAACAAAAACATGGCTCAATTTACATTCACAAACAACACCTATGCCGGCGAAGCGCTGGCCGGGTTCATGGCAAGCACGCTGCTGGAAGCCGATTCTGTAAAGCGTGGACTGCTCACCGTTATTAACGACGTTAAAGCACGCAAGGTAATACTTGATGTGGACGACGACGTGGTACTACAAGATCCATCCGGCATCTTCCACGATCAGGGTACAACTACCCTACAAACCGAGAGCTATCTTGATCCCGTAGTGTACGAATTTATGAAACAGGAACAATGGGACAAGCTGGCCCAAAGCTGGGAAGCTCAATCCCTAAAACCAGGCGCCTTTATGGATTACGAAGGTATTGTAGACTTATCCGACTTTATGGTTCAGCGTTATCTAACCAAAATCCAGGTAGCCAACGAACGTTTGTACTGGCTGGGTAAAGGCTCAACCAAAGAAGCAACCTTTAGCGCTGCCTTCCCCGGTTTGTTACCAACTATTGCTGCAGCATCAGGTGTATACAAAGTAGGCCTGGGCAAACCAACAACATCTATGAGTGCGACCGCCATCAGCGCTTCAGGTGTAGTTACTGTTGCCGATACTTCCACATTGGCAGATGGCGATGTAGTAACCATCACCCAGGTTACCGGTACCAGCAAGGATACTACCAACGGCGCACCAGGCATTGACCTGACAGGCCAATCGTACTTTATCCAGGTATTAACATCTACCACATTTAAGTTGGTACGTAACTACAACGAGGTTAACAGCCGTAAGCCCGCCACTTTTTTAAACACATCATCCGGGGCAACCATCAGCTACATTAACGTAAGCAACGTATTGCAGGTTTTGGGCAGCGTTTATGCCCAGCTTGACCCGGCCGACCGCATTCAGGAAGATTTTAACCTGCAGATCCCTTTACACGTAGGTTATGCCTACGCACAGGCACAGGCCAATAAAGCCCTGAACGTTATCAACGCCTTTACAGATATGAAGAAAATGGATTACCTGGGAATCCCATTGCAGATCATGAACCACTGGCAGGCTAACACCATACTGGGTGCCCGCTCATCAAACCTTTTTTTAGGGGTCGATCTGTTGGGCGATGCTTCAGAACTATCAACCGTTTACATGAAGCCCTACACCAACGATAACGTTGTACGCATGAAAGCCCGCATGAAAGCAGCCGTAAACTTCAAGTTTGCCAACGAGCTGTTTTACCTGAGCGCGTAAGCGCCTGGCAGTATCAAGTAATTAGTATCAAGTAGCAAGACAGCTGCATTAGATTTTTAAGTCCGAAAGTCTTTTGTCCGAAAGTCCGGCAGTCAAAAATCTTGATACTTGATACTAACTACTTGATACTAATCTTGATATTAACTACTTGATACTAAAAATCAATAATTCAGTCATTCAATAATTCAATAATTAATCAATGTCAATTTACAATAAAATAAACGCGGGCTTTAAGCTGGGAGCAGATGAGCCTGTAACATCTGGGATAGAAGATGTGATCTACATTTTTAACCAGGATGATATTACACTAACATATGATGTGGCCAACCCGCTTATCATAACCGGTTTAACAGCAGTAGGTACTGCAAAGGTCTACAAGTTTGAAGGCACCAACAACAGTTTCAATACCATGAGCAAACTCACCAAAACGCAGGTGGGGCCACGTTATACCGAAGAGATAGACTTTAACATTGCAGGCTTATCTGTAGATATTAAAGCGCAATTAATGGCGATGGGTTATGGCAGATTGCGCGCCATAGCGGTTAACAACTACAAATCGAGCGATTCGGCAGTTGAACTGTTTGGCGCCGTGAACGGATTGATACTCACCGATGCCGAACGCAACGCTGCCGACGAAACACTGGATGGCGGTTACAAACTAAAATTAACCAACCCGGATAAGCTGAAAGAGCCATACCCCCCACGTGCCATCTCTATAGCACCCGGATCAGGCTCAGCAACATATGCAAGTACTATTGCTGCTATTGAGGATCTGGTGGCGGTGTAATTTGTTGAAAGGTTTTAATGTTGAAAGGTTGCAATGTTACTTTAAGGCGGCAATAATTTGTTGAAAAGTTGGAAGGTTGAAAGGTTGCAATATCAATGGAAGGCGGCAATAATTTGTTGAAAAGTTGGAAGGTTGAAAGGTTGCAATGTCAATTGAAGGCGGCAATAATTTATTGAAAAGTTGGAAGGTTGTAAGGTTGCAATGTTAATTGAGGGCAGCAATAAAAATGAACCCGAAAACCCAACCACACAACATTCCACTTCGAAACCTTCTAACATTCCAATGTTCAAACCTTCCAACTTTCAAGCCTTCCAACCTTCCAACTTTCAAACATTCCAACCTTTCAACATTAAAACCTTACAACAAAAAATATGAAAACATACCTTCCGCAAATTGAGCGAAGAATACTGGTAAGGCCCAATCAAACCTATGGCATCCTTAATTACGACCTGGATAATGCCTACCCGCAACGCATGCTGGAATTGGTAGCAGGATCACCTACTGCCAAAGACTGCTGGAATAAAAGGGCCAAATTTATAGCCGGCAACGGGTTTGAAGTAGAGGGCCTGGGTAAACAGGTGATTAATGCCAAAGGCTTAACATTGGCAAAGTTAATGAAAGCTTTGGCCACCGATAAGGCCCTGTTCACTGGCTTTGGGGTCCATGTAAATTACAACGCCAATTTTAAAATAGCTTCGGTTAACTATGTAAAGTTTGAAGACATCCGCATGGGCGATACCGATTGCCCGGAAACAGCCGGTAAATTTGCCATCTATAATGATTGGGGGCGTAAAACCTGGAAGAATATTATGCGCAGCAAAATCATCTTCCTTGATGGCTACAACCCAAATCCTGTAGTGATTCAACAACAGGTTACCGAAGCCGGCGGGTGGGACAAATACAAAGGCCAGCTGCTTTATTTTAACCCCGAAGTTGATGATTATCCTTTAATTGAAGCTGATTCTGTTTGGGAAGATTTTGAGACCGAAGCGGGCATTAAGATTTTTAATAACCGTGAGGTAACAACCGGCTTTTTACCCTCAACCATGTTGTTTATGCGGGCCCGCAGGGAAGAAGCCGACAACAGCAGACCCGATGCCGATGAATTTGCCGGTGTAAATACAGCATCGCAATTGGAGCAGGATCTTGGTGCTTTCCAGGGAACAAAAAGCGCTCAAAAAATAATTGTGATTGAGTACGAGGATGAAAATTCTAAACCGGAGTTTAAAGCCTATCCTATCCAGAATAACGATAAGCTGTTTGAAACAACAGAAAGATCGGTCGGGGCACGTATTATCAAAGGATTTTCGGTACCGAGGGAACTCATCAATGCCGAAAAATCATCAGGCTTAAGCAATGGCGGCGAAAAGAAACAGGCTATCATCGAATTTAATGACAACACCGCGCCCGACAGGCTGGAGCTTGCTGAAACACTGGCCGAAGTATTTAGCCACTTTTACACCGATATTAACCCATCCGGAAACTGGAATATTATAACCGTACCGGCTATAGCTGCCGACGATAATGCAGGTATAAAAGCAGGTAAAAGTATCAATGAACTGCTTGCATCAACCATTCCGTTGCAAAATAAAATAGCTGCCCTGGTTTATGCCTACGGCTTTAAACAGGCCGAGGCGGAAGCGATGTGCAATTAGCCCCTCCTAAATCCTCCCCGGAAGGGAGGACTTTAAAAGCAAACTATAAAGTCTCCCCTGCCGGGCTACCGGGAGAGATTTAAAGGGGGCTGTACT